GTCTTCTATGTGTATTTTTTGTTCTGGCTTCGAGAAGATGTTTTTTATGTTCATAATAATTTAAAGTCTGTTTTAACAAATCCTCTTTTCAGAAGCGTTAATATTTCTTTGACTTCATCAATCTCTAAATTTGGTGGTTCACCAAAAAACTGAACAAACGGGGGTTCACTACCTAAATACTTCACACAAATTTTACAAACATCAGTTTCTCGATATTCTGGTGCAAATCCCGGCATTCCTTCGACTCGTTTTGTCAAAGCAATATCGTATCTTGTGCCTCTGATGTAGCGGAATGTTGTATATTCTTTTTTCATAATTTAGATTTATATATTCTGTAAGATTTAATTATTGCGACAGGGTTGAAAACTTGGAATCCTAGAATCTTCCAAAACCTCATACTCTCTCTTGCGAACTGGATGAAGGTAAATTCTTTATTCATAAACGAGGGGAGGGTGTTGGTCATGGTTAAAATAAAACTTCTTGAGATAATCTTTCTTCTGCTATCTCGCAGTATTTTTCTGAAATTTCAACTCCGATAAAACGCCTGCTTAAATCTTTGCAAGCTCTGGCGGTAGTTCCGCTTCCGAGAAATGGGTCGAGAATTAAGTCTCTTTCGTTACTCCAGCTTTTGATGTGGTCCTGCGCTAGTTTATCTGGGAATATTGCTGGATGTTGATGTGAAATTTTATCTTTTGAGCTAAAACCAAAACCATTATTTATTCTCCAAATATTAAATCTAACTCCAAATTCATTACACTCGATTTTTTCTCCTGCTTTTAATTCTCCTGCTTTATTTCTTACGCTTCTGTTCCCCCAACTCCCAGACCATTTATTTTTCCTATCTGATATTAGATTAACTGTTTTTGGTTTTCCTTTTGAAAAAACAAACATATACTCAAAACATTGATAATATCTATTTTTTTCTGGGTATGGTGAACCATTTTTTTCATAAATCATTGTGTCGTGTAAATTTAATCCAATTTCTTTAAAATAAAGTGCTTGCTTAAAACTTGTTCCACTTTCTGAATTATTTACAACAGCGTCTCCAACAACCCAAACACACACACCTCCATGTTTTAATACTCGTTCAATTTGTTTAGCAGTTTCTTTAAAATTAAAAGAATATCCCTCGTAATCTCTCAAATTATCATAAGGTGGAGAAGTCAGAACTAAATCAATCGAATTGTCTGGGATCAACTTCATCGCCTCCAAGCAATCAGTATTCATAACATTACCAATCATGTCTTTCCAATTCGTGATTTCATCTAGTGTTTTCATTTTTTTAATATTTTATTCTAGGCGGTCTTTCTTCTATTGTGTGGGGCATAAAATAGAATTATAAAAGTCTTGGTTCTAGTGCATTGATTCTCGCCTCTGCAATTTTACAATATTCTTCCTCTCTTTCAATTCCGATAAAATCAAATCCCTCTAACTTCGCCCCGATTCCAGTCGTACCACTTCCGACAAATGGGTCGAGAATTGTTCCACCTTTTGGAGTGATGAGTCGGCAGAGGTATCGCATTAGAGCTACTGGTTTTACCGTTGGGTGAGAATTTTTGCTCTTTCCGTCAGTTGGTTTTCTTTCTTCCAATACTCCAGTTTTAGGGTTAACTCGCTTGTTGTTTTTAGAATGTATTTCGTGCGAATTACCAGAGTTATCAAGTTTATATTTCTCCTTCTCCTCAAACCCCTCCAATCCTTTATTCCTTTCGCTCTTTGAAGCCTTGGCTGTGTAAAAAAATCTTTGTGTGTTTTCTGGAAACCCCTCTACCACTTCATCACTTCCGTCGTGGATTAGGTTTGCTGGGAATCTGCCTTGTCCAGTTACTCCATTTGATTTAGTTGGTATTTTTGTTCCAGCACCAAAATTATTTCCATGAGCATTTGTTAAATCTCGTGTAAATGTTGGTATTTCATCAGTTCCCTCTACCCGACACCCATCAATATTTATCCCACCTGTTCCATATTTCAAAACATTCTGAGCCACCGTTTTTTCTTCGAGAGGTTTGCGGCAGAGAGTCCATAATTCCATAGCTGGTTTTAGAGCTGTTCCCCAGCCTTCGTAAGGAGATGAGCCTTTGGTTAGTCTTATTTCAGAATGAGGGTTGTTGTTATTTAGTAACCTTTGCATTCCAGCATTCCCTTTTTGGTGATTTGGTCTTGTGGCATCGCTTATTCCTAAGTCCTCTCTCTCATTCCCTTGTAACTTATCAACCGCCTTTCCGATATTCAAACTTTTCGGGAATCCACTCCCATATATCCAAGCCACTATATCTCTTATCTCAAATCCAGCATCTTCCAAATTGACTGCCATTCGATGTTGTGTTCGAGTTCCGCAAGCAACAAGAGCGTGTCCACCCGGCTTTAAAACCCTCAAAACTTCTTGCCACAACTCAACTTTCGGCACATCGTAATCCCACTTCTTTCCCATAAACGAAATTCCGTAAGGTGGATCGCAACACAATGCATCAATGCAGTTATCTGGAAAAGTTCTCATCACTTCCAAACAATCTCCGTGGTAAATCTTGTTTATTTCCATAATTTTTCAAACGTTAATGCTTTTAATTTTTGTTCGTTAATGTGCATGGTTGATTTAGCTTGGTCTCTTTCAATATAACCAACAATTTTTTTGTCCAATGCTACCAACGCCATGAAGTCAAAATCTTTTTCTGTATACGTTTTTTTCCCACCCTTACCACATCTTTTAATCCAAAATAAATATGCAGGAGTGTATTTTTTTCTTTGTGGTATAGCTCTAAATTTACTTGTTGTCTTCACCTGTATTCTGTATAGCTTGTCGTCTATTTCTGCGACAATATCATATGGTAATCCCTGGTCTGATAAAAATGCTCTATGACCCATTGTAATTAAGTCAGCACAAACTAAGTGTTCTCCCGCAATTCCAACCTGTAAATCAGATATTTTATCATTCATACTAAAATATTACACCCTCTACTTATGAAAGTCAAATCTGTTACGATTGAATCCACCGAGTTATCCGGCAGTTCGCTGAGTTTTTCGAGAGCGTCACCATGTATTATTTTGTTCATTTTTTTAATGAATTAATTAACACAATATTGCGTTGTCAGTTGGATTTGGTGGTAATAAAAATGTCTTCTTAAGAAATTATATTCAGTCCACCCGATTGCGATTGTGGTTATGATGAAAGTAATTAGAACAATCGAAATTATTTTGAAGATTTCTCTCGTGATGCAAATTTCTTTATTCATTTTTTAAAGAAGTAATTAACAGATTCTGAACACCTTTTGCACGATTCCATACTTTACATATTTCCCCTTTGATTTCTAGCACCTTGGCATCACCGAAGAATGTTTTTACCGTGTCGCCTTTTTTAAGTTTATTCATGGTAGTAGTGTTTCTTTATTTTTCGTCACGGAGGAGGTCAGTTGTCATGGATTAAAGATTTACTATTCCATCAAGTGTTAATTTTACAAGTATCCATTTACCTCCGTTCTTATCTAGTCTATTGTCTTCATTTTCTCTCCCACACGGACGGCATTGAAAGTGAGTAATTGATTCCATATCTTTTTTAATGTGAGCTAGGAATATTTCTCCCATCTCAATTTCCTTTCCGCAGAATATACAATCTGGTAAATTCATCTGTGTTGTCTGGTAATAAAAGGGGTTATTTAATTAATCGCTTTTTCTGCTTGGCGAGCTTAATTGCTTTTTTTAGAATTTTTATATCTGCTTCACGAGCTTCGATAAATACTTCGTACATTTCTTTGTTGAATCCGTCAGGGACTTCATCTAATTTGAGTTTCTTACCACTCAGTTGTCCGTAAATTCCTAATCCTTTATTCATAGTGTTTTTTTAGGTGGCGGTGGCAGGATTCACACCTGCTATCTCTCACACAAGCGTCCTTGTGCCGTTGGTGGCAACATTCTCCACCTTCGCGTTATTAGCGCAATGCGTGTCGGTCATCCACGCCGCACCGCCATATTTTAACTTTCAATCTTACATCCAAGCACTTTCCCAATCTTCTCCCTGCCCTCTTGGGTGTGTAGAAGCATATCTATCCTCTTGACCATTTCCTCTCTGGCTTCTTTCATGGAGATGGTGTTTTTTTCTCCTCCTTCCATGTCGTCAAAATCATGTTTTTTATCTGACCAATCGAGATGTCGGGTGGTGATGGGCATAGGATAAAGTTATATTAAATTGGCTCTCCGTGATTTTTTAATAATTTTCACCCTGTTCTCTGGAGCCGAGACGTCCCGGCAGCTTTTACAGAACCAATTTCCTTCTTGGAGAGTTAGCTGTGAGAATTCGATCTGACATTTTTTGCATTTCATGAGTCTAGCCAATCTGAATCTTGTACATCGAGATTGTGATCGTTGTTAGAATGACAGCGATAGCATTTTACTAAAATATTTGAAGTTTCGCACTTTAGTTCTGGGTATTTCCCTTTCGGCAATACGTGAGCAAAATTGTGTGCGCGTAGTGTTGTCAGCACTTTCGGACAGTCGGCGCACTTCCAACGCTCTCCTCCGAGGTCGTCTCTATCGGCAACCGCCGAGAACGCTTCTTTTTGGGTTCGACAAAGCATATTTAAAGTTTTTTTACAGGGAAAAATTCGCTAATAAATTCAATTGCATCCGAGGCACCTTTACAAATTGCCGCTTCAACCTCTGAACATTTATTAATTTCTTCAATCCATTGTTTCTGTTCTGGCGAGACAACTGAACGCTTTTTTCTCTTGAGTTCGACGAATATCACATGTCCACCAGTGATGATAACGTAATCTGGAACGCCCTTCCGCACCCCTTCCGCCTTATTTCTCATTTTAACGCCCCAAGAGCGCGTGAATGTCTCGGATGGTATATGTGAGAACAAAACGATGTTTCCGAGCTTCTGGTTGATTTCTAGCCACTCTACGAGGCAGACAGCCTCTTGGTGCTCTGTCGGGATTGTTGTAAGTGTTTTCATTTGATTTTAATAAATTCACCATCCAAATAATACCCGCGCTCATCATCCAAAATCTCCTCGCGGCTGTCGCTGAATTGCCTCATCCTTTTGCGGATGAAAATAGTCCGCGTTTTTCCTTCCACCACCTCAGCAGCGTGGACATGCTCGTGGCAGTAGTCCACGAAAGTTTCCGCCATTTTTTTCAATTCAAGTTCTGAAAGTTTTGCAAGTCTGCATCCGTATTTTGGAAATGACTCATCTCCAATATCTAAAAATTGCAGTGCTTTATTATTCAGCCCTGCTTGAATTTGTCTAGCCTCAGCTTTGCTCAGTAAAAAGTTCTTCTTCTCTCCTCCTCCCATTTCTACTGTGAGTCGGTGAGTTACGAGATTTGTTGTGAGTTGGTTCATAAACTTGGTCGGTGTGTCTGATGTTTTAAACATAATAATAAATTAAATTGTAGTTTATTGCCTAATTGATAATCCTTTAGATTCCTCCTCTTTTTTCACATCTACCCCTATTTTACCAACTAATCGCACGAAATGCTTTCTTAATTTAAGTCCGCTTTCGATATTTGTTTGCCAAAAAGTATCTCCCGGGAATGTTCTTCCGTTAATCTCACCTCCAAAAACATAATCAATCACGACCATGATTTGATCTCGTGTGCGCTTGTCAATCCGCAGCATTTTGTCGATGTCGCCGGCGGATGTAGCAATCTTTCGTTTCATCACCGATTCATCGAAACGGAACGCGGGATTTACTTCGTGTATTTTCTGAAAAAGAAAAACTGTCAACTCCTCCGCTTCGGGGGAGGTGGTAGGTTTAATATTATTTGTTTTACTTTGTTTTACTTTACTTTGTGGTGTTTCTGCCACAGGAACATCGGAATCATCGGGGTTATCGGTAGCGAATTGACCATCATCATCGCGTTTCTGGTCTTCAGCATCACGGCGTGCTCTTTCTCGTTTATCTAAAACAGGTTGTAATCTCTTTTTTAATTCTGGAGAAAAAATCATGCCGTCTTCTTCAATAAGCAACTCAAGATCAATAAAATATTCGACGATTTCTTTGATCTCGGCACCGAGTACCGACTGGAAATCTCCTGACCATAATTCCAAACTTTTATTATCATATTTCAACTCAAAATTTTCAGCATTTGTTAGTTTTTCAAGAATCATATTCCATATTGAATAACCGACATGCTGGAACTTATTGCGTACGGCGAGCATCCTCTCATCATTTCTCATGTCTTTATCGTGAGAGAAATATTCGGCATTATTTTTGCGTGGTCGTGGCACTTTCTTTTTAGTTAAGTTTGCGCTTCCTTAATTGGGCTTTGCGCATGTATGTGAAATTATTTACCTCCTCAAGAAACTCCAAATCATTAAAAAACACGCTTTGAAGCGCATCCATGATTTGTTCTTTTGTTGGAGCTGGCAAGGTAAGTAAAGTTAAGTATGGATATTTTAACCAAATTTTAAACCTTAATAAAGTATTTCATCTTGACTCGCCGGGAGTGTATGTCATTTTTTAATTTGCATTTGAATCATGATTTCCTCGATTGAAGGAAACGGAGTGTGGATGCCAAGCTTCTCGCCGAGGTGACGGTTGAGTGTGTCGAAAACAATGTCAATTTCTTTAGTCGTGAGCTCGGTAGTGGATTTTTTTTGGATTTGAACTCTCTGAATAGCCCGCCAAAGAAAATGTTTTACCGACGCACCGTTCCAGGGTATGTCGATTCCAGGATTCAAAACTTTCTTCATGTCGAGACCAGCGTCATTCAACTCGTCGGCAACCATCGTAAAGTAGAGGTGCAAAGCACGATTTTGTCTCAGCGTTCTTTTTTTGTCGTCACTCATTTGAAGTAAATGTAACCTGACCACATCAGCGCGATAGTTACCACAGCACCGATACACATTCCGTAGATTAATATTTCGAATTTATTCATTTTAAAGCCTTTTAACAGCCTCGGTTAGTTTATTGTACAAAGTTAAATTTGCAGAGAGTTCAAATCGTGAAAGTTCCACCTTTGATTTTTTCAAAAGCTCTTTCCCTTTTGGCGTGATTTTTACGGTAGTTTCGCGACCGTCTGAGGTGAACTTTCCTCTGGTTATCAGTCCCTCGCTCTCCATTGCGTTTAGCCTTTGGGAGACATTCGACTTTGTGCCGACAACCTCTTTTGTTAGGTCAGACGGACGGCAAGGAGATTGATTGATGAGCCAGAGCATTGTGAGTTGAGATGGGGTCATATCGAAATTGGTTAAAAGTTTTCTAAGTCTTTTTTCGTGCATAATCTTGATTGAATTTTAGTTCCGTAATTATCGCTTCGGCTTCCATGCCCATTCCCATAATTACTTGCTTGGTAAGTCCGAATACATCAAGCTCATTTAATTTCTTGGCTCGTTCCATGGCGTAGAAATTTCTGATTTGCTTGAGCTTTACGAGCGGTTGGGCGTAATGTTCTCGTGTAGGGAGTCTCATTAGAATTTGAGTTTTTTATGACGTGCTACTTCTCGACGGATTTTCTTGGCTAGTCCGAGAGCTTGCATAGGAGTAAGCTTACATCTAGTTATTGCTTGAGGATTTTTTACTACAGAAAACGCTAATTCAATTTCATCCTTATAATACTTTGTTGCACTGTCTGAAAATTTAATTACCTTGTCTTGGATTACTTCGATTGTGGGTTTTGAGCTTTTCGATTTCGTAGTTTTGGAGTTAGATGGTTTAATAAGTTCTAGGTATTTTGATGTAAAACTTAAGCTATATTCTGGATCATCACGAAGAAACCCTTTGACTTCATAATAGTCTTCATTATAAATATTAAATACTGTCCCGGTATATTTATAATTTTCAGAATATTCATAATTCGACTTTTCCCAGTTTATTCTTACTTGATCTCCGACTTTGAAGGTTTTTGTAATCATAATAAAGGGGTTAGATTGATTTTTTAATTTCTTCGATTCGCTTTTTACTTGGTTTAAGTATTATGATCGAGTGGCGATTTGAGTTTTTTGGAAAATTTTGATTCCAGGTATCTCTCTCTCTCCGTCTGCGATTGATTTGCGGACCGCTTTTTCGTCCACGATTTTGAATGAGTCCGGGACTTTGGTTTCGTCCTCGATTTCGAAAGTCCAAACTTTTTTGCTACTTACAAGCCCCGCATCGGTTCGCACTGATGTTGGAGCAGCTTCTACCTCTGGCTCCACATTTTTTATCTCCTCTGCTTCCTCTGTCGCTTTTTTGGCGGCTTCATCGTCTCCTGCCTTCTTCGCCGCGGCTGCTTTTGCCATCGCTTTCTTTTCGGCTGCTTCCTGTTCGTCGCGAACCTTAGCTGCGGCTTCTTCGGCTATCCTTGCTTGCTCGTCTAGGTAAGTTCCGAGTTTCGCTTTTACGATTTTATCTGCTTGCTTGAGTGGTTCTGATCTTACTTTTGCTCCGTTGTTGATTACTTTTAGCGTAGCGTTGAGTCCGACGGTTAGTTCTTTTCGTTTTGATTCGAGTCGGTCAGTTTCGGATTTGAGGTCGCCGAGGAATTTCGCTGCGTGTTGGCTTTCTTCCTCATTCGTAACTTTGAGGGCGTTAGCGGCAGCGATGATTGTCTTTATCTGCGGATCGTATTCCGAGAGTTCTTTGGTTGCCTCATCTGAGGAAGGGATTTTGGACATAGGTAAGTTGTTAAAGATTATTTAGTGTGGTTTGGTCAGAGATTTTTAAAACTACGGTGTCACCAGTTTCTCTTGATATGAATTTGAAATTTTCTCTAAGATATTTTTTACTCACCATCGGAAAGCTTCCATGAGAAAACCCTTTTTCGTCATATCCTCCTAGATTTATTCCAAATAATTTTCTATTATCACAATTTTCTTCCTTACATCTGTAAAAAGAAGATATTCTAATCGGAATTGACCAAGTTCCATCTTCTTTAAGCTTTAAAACATGGCTGTATGCGCTCCATAAATCTTCATCTCCTAGTCCTCTAAACCACTTATTATCTCTGTTCTTGGGTTTATCTATTTTGCCAACTCTGCAAGTCGGGCAAATTATTTTACTATCAGGTGATTCAATCGATGGTGGTTGTATTTCTTCAGTCATCTTTTCATGGTTAAACTTTGTCCCAAGCTTTTTCTACAGCCTTCTTGGGTTCGGCTGGTTTAGGTGGTGCTTTTTTGGCTACTCTGGCATAAGCTTTCTGTTCCATTGCGGCGAGATTCGTTCCGACTCCGAATGTCCGCGCTACTACGCTCCATGATTTTGAGATTGCCGACTTTAGAATATCTCCGCGAGTAGTGGCTGGGTTTGGAAATCCTTTATGAGATGAGTACACATCGCGAGTGATTTTTTTTTCTCCGGTCCCAAAAGTAAATCTCATCTGAACTTCTGCTTCAGTTCCTTTTTCTTGTTTGATGAATTCTTTTGAGATTATTTCGCAACTCACCTCGAAATTAAAAATAAAGTTCAAACATTTCTCAGCGTAGAAGTGGTCGATGTATGGAATCTGGACTGCGGCGACTTTTCGCTTTTTTATAAATCGCGGGTGTGTGATTTGGAGCAAGGCTAGTTTTACTTCTCGCGGGACCTTCGTAAAATCTCCGACTTTGTTTTCCGCGAAGTATTGATTCGCTAGTGTCTTCCCGGCTTCTTCTTCTGTCGAGATTACTTTAGGCTCGTAGACTACGAGACTTTCTTTGTCATTCATTTTTTAAAATTTAAGGAAATATGCGTTTTTTTCGTCGAAGTATCCTGCTTGAATGTTCGACAGTGGGATTCCGGTGCATTTTGCTAAAAAGTTTCTGTATCTCAATATTTGGCTGGCTGCCTTTGTCTCCCGATGAGCGTCTGGTTTGTAGTCCCAAACCTCAACTACATCATCAGCTATTCTAATAAGGTCGATGTGTCCGAGAACTCCGTCACGCCAAACTGGTGTTTCGGTGGCGATCGTGAATCTGTCATTATCTAAAAAATAGCTTTGCAAGACATCGTGCTGCTGCCTTCCGTTTCCTCGTGCATTTGCTTCGGCGGCGATTGATGTTATCTGGTCTGGTCTCTTTTCTGATTTGCAAATCAGCAGCGGAAGTTCGCTGATGCTTTTGGTTTGAGTTTCCGGTATTCCGTTTTTATAGACATCGCTCAAAAAGGTGCAGAGCTTTCCGACTACACCGCCGCGCATTTTCGCGAGTTCGTGGATGTTTTCAAAAGTCTGAAAAAGATAATCGACTTTTACATCGCCGCGCATTTTCGGGAAGTTTCTGGAGATGATTTTCATGCCGTTATAGGATTATTTCGACCTTCAATGTCCGCCAGAGCGTCGTCGCGGGCTTCATCTTGCATTGATTCCTCTGCCATCCTTGCGATTGCATTGAGCTCTTTAGTCTCTTGGGGCATGATTATTCCTTCTTCCTCCAGTGCGATTGCGGCTGCTCGGATTGCATCGATGTAGTCCTGTGGTGTCATGAGATTTTGCGTTTATAAAATATTGGTTGGTTGAAGTTAATTTTCCTCTTGGTAAATACTGGTGCGCCTACGAATTTTCTAACGAGATTTTTTAACTTTTTTTCGTTCATGTCTAATTATGAAACATTTTTTACATTTCCATTTTCTGCCTTTTTTGAGCACTCGCCATCGGCGTGATCCGCAAGAGCAAGGTGGGACTTCAGGCATTTTTGAGAGCGTGGTTAGCCGCAACACAAATCGAAAAAATAATCGGGGCAAGTACCGCAATCATAATTCCGATTTCGTCGAGCTGGTGATTCAGTGTCCAAGCTGCGTGATTTAGCGTGCGCTTATTCATTGGGTGTATTCTAATTGCTGTGCTGCTGTGGTCAAGAAAATACACTTGCAATCGTTTACTATCTGTGCTAAAATTATAGCACACCAAAACTAATAATGCTAAAAACAAAACTAATACTAATTCCGCCATAGCTAAAATTAAGTTGATAATAAACCTTTTTTACTTAATTTTTAACCCCATGAATCATGCAAAACACACCAACACAAAATCTCGGAAACCAGTCGAAGCGGATTTTCAAAAACCGCAAACAAGAAATAATCGCAGGAGTAATTTTGGCATTAGCTTTGTATGCTGTTTGCTTTTTGTTCCTGCCCTCTTTGCTCGCGAATGGCAGTACAGCGGAATTACGGCTCCAAGATATTCATGTGGAGCAAGCGGATGCGAGAATCGTGAAGTCAAATTACCTAGCGCAAAAATACACGGCGGAAGTTTTACTGTCGGAAGCGGAAGTCGAATTAGCGAAAGTCAACCAAACGATTATCAGTCTCAGAGAGGAGGAAATGAAAATAGCCGAGGAGCGGGCGCGGTCGATCTCGATCGCCTCTCTCGGGCAGTAGCAATAGCTGAGACAGGGGACTGCACCCGAGGAGTCGGAATTACTCACAATAATTGTTTTGGAATTCGTGAACGAGGCAAATTCGTCAAATTTGACACAGTAGCCGCATCCTACGCCAGTTTCAAGTGGAACTGGAGGAAATCATACGGAGGATTCCCGACTCTCGCAGACGCGATTAGGTGGACAGGCGGAGATCGCAGTAAAATTTGGCTAGAAAACGTAACTCGCTTTTATGTTACAATGTAGTCAAGAAAGTGGTTAAATTCTAAATTAGCTCTGCTGAGTGCGCAGGGCTTTTTTAGTTAAAAAAAAGCGACTATTCCACAAAGACAAAGCCACCAGAAAAGAACCTGAATTATCCGGTCGAAGATGTTCTGGCTGGACAGCCTAGCTGTTACGCGCAGATTCGGCAATTTGATGAGCGCGATTTTTTATCTCGACGCTTTTGTCGATTAGTCGCTGCCCTTCTAGCTGCATCTTGTCCCCTTCTTGCCAAAGTTCTCCTGCGAGTTTTTCGGTATCTTCCATGAGGTTGAGAGTTAAATCATAAATTTTATTATGCTGTAGGTGAGCGCTCTCATATGGGTAGAGAGATTGCAGTTTATGTTTTTTCCCAAGTTCTCGGAGTTTCTGCCAATCTCCATTCCAAGAATATCCGTCTCCGTAATCGAAACAAAAATCAACAGCGTTGCCAGTGAGGTGGAGAGAATAGGTCGTCCATGTGCGCTTTGGAGAGTTTGGTGCTGCGTAGTTCCAATATTCTGATTTGGTTGGATACGCAAGCATCATAGCCCATTTTGAGCGTCCTAGCCCATAGTAATATGCTTGTCGTTCTACTGATCGGCGAGTTTCAAAAATTACCAAATTAGGCAATTCAGTTTTTGCTTCTTCCAAAAGTGCTAAAACTTTCCGCTGGCACATCGGCGCTAGATTATACTCGTCGGAATTTCTGACTGGTGGCATTTGCTTTATTTTAAAATCGTGAGATAATTTTAGTATGAATGATTGGCTTGGATGTCTATTTTGGATTGTAATAATCGGATTAGCATTTGCTTTTCCGCTTCACATTCTTGCGCTTTGCGCTGTTATTTTTACTATCGGAAAGATTATCTAACGGAATCATTTTAGGGTTTTCAGCGAACATTTTCAACAAAATTCTAGTGACTGAACTTATCTTCATGCCGAGAGATTCCGCCGCTTGTTTTACAGCGTCGTAGTGAGAATCCTCCTCGCGGTAAATTCTATTTTTCTTATTCATGCGCCAGACTCTATTTCATAAGTGCATTTTTGTATATGCAATTCGTCTTGACAGAATGTTGATTTTATTAGAATACACTTGCATTTGCATATGCAATCTGATATACTTTAACCGTGCTTCCCCTCATTCCCCCTTAACGAGTCACTTGACTTCTGTTCTTTTTAATTCTTTAACTAATAAAAAATGACTACCAAAAATACTACCGCCGCCGACAAAGTGTTCAAGATGTTGGGCTTCCAATACCAGCCCCTCGAAAAAAAGTTCTTAGAGTTCTGCAAAAAAGAGAAGGGAGAATTTACAGGCATTGCAAAACAATACGGAACGGCAAACGGAACGCAAAAGATCAAAGTGTTAGATAACTTCGCCAATTTCATCGGACTTTAACTCCTCACCAAAATGACTACACTTACATTCTACGATTGCTTCACGCTCACGGCGGATATTAATCCTGCCGAGATCAACAAGATAGATGGTGAAATAAGGAAATGTCACGAGCGAGATTTCAAAAAAGCTATCACCAATATCAAGGCAAAACTAACAGCAAAACTCAACAAACTGACTCGACCGCTAGTCTTCAAAACAAAGGGAGTCTATCGACCTTTGACCGAAACTCCTGGACTCAAGCCCTGGATTATTAATTAATTTTACTAATATGAACCACTACGAAGAAAAACAACAAGCGCGGAAGGAGCGATACGAGCAGACCGCGGCGGCACTCACCACGAGAGCAGACAGGCTTTCACGTGAAGGTTGGAAAGCGCTCGACCAAATCCCATTCGGGCAGCCGATCCTCGTCGGACATCATAGCGAGCGAGGCGACAGAGCCTTTAGAAGCCGCGCAACTGGGAAAATTGGTAAATCCGTGCAAGAGAGAGAAAAGGCGGAACACTACGAAGCAAAAGCCGAGGGAGTCGGCAAGGCTGGGATTAGCTCGGACGATCCCGAAGCGGTCAGGAAATTAAAAGAGAAGCTGGAAGGACTGGAGAAGACGGCGGAATATATGAAAAAATACAACGGCAAATTGAGGAAATTTAAAACACTCGAAAACGCGTTAAAAGAAGTCGAGGCAATGGAAGACGACAACCCCGACAAAAAAGTATTTACCGAAATGCTAAACAAACGGACTTATTACGCTTTTCCACCCGAAAGAATCAGCGCCTATTATTTTTTTGGCGACAGCGCGAACATTCGGAGCGTAAAAAAGCGGATTGAGCAACTGCAAAAGCAAACTCAGATTGTGGAAAACGAAGACGTGGAAGGCGAAGGCTACAAACTGACGGAGAACAAAGACGACAACAGAATCAGATTCATCTTCGACGGAAAACCAGCGGAGGAGATTCGGACAATATTAAAATCTCGCGGTTTTCGTTGGTCTCCCTACAACAAAGCATGGCAGCGGATGTTAAATTCCAATGGTCGCTACGCTGCGAAAAATGTTATCGAAGAACTCAAACGGCTTAATTCTTAATCCCCAACCAAGATGCTTAAAAAAATCACCCTAGCCACAATCAAGAGCTTCATCAAAAGAGAAGCCAAAAACAACAACTTGTTTATAAAAATGAATAGTAGTTTCGACGGAATGGTTGACTGCGTGATGCCAGTTGAAGGCGACTTCGCAAAACAAGATCCTGAAAAACTAAATCTCGAAAGCAAAAACAGCCTAGGGCTGACTGGACTTTGGTTCGTCGGAAGCTCAAGCGATTACTTCTCTCCATTCGCAGACAAAAACTTTATCGGTTACTATATTTCAAACTGTTGCGGCGAGTCCATCGTGGCAATGAAAAAACTTTACCAATGAAAACAAGAAACAACATCGCGCACCTGCTGTCCCACAATCCTAAAATTTCTAAAGGATCTAGGGATCGTTCCAAAAAACACGGTATTGATCCGGAAGTAATCTTAGCTTCTTTGAACTTCATAGCGACACGATCCGTAAAACGACGAAGCGGAGAATGGGATTAGTTCCCCTCTGCAACAGACTTATTCAAACCGTCAATAGCTGCTTGAGCAGACAAACCACCGTCAGGTTTTTTATTCTTGGCCAGCATCTCTTTTATCTCATTCAAGGAGAGCGTCTCGCTGTTCGATGGTGATTTTTCCTTGGTCATAATATTTATTAGTTATTGCATCGATTTCCTTTTTCATCTGTTCTGGAGATTGCATTTTAATTTTATCAAACTTACCAGCTGCCATTCTAGCAGCTTTTCCTTTTCCAAGCGAATTGTCGATAACAACCATTTGTGATTCTGGGATTTGTTTTACTACATCAAATGCGCCGTGAGTATTTCCAACAAATATGTTACCTGGGACAACTCTGCCTGTTTCTCTGGTCCCAAGCATTCTGGCGATCACTCCATTTTCCCAAGCATCCAATGGATCTCGATAAACGTACACTATTTGAAGATCTTTGCCTGCTTTTTTGGTAGCAAATGCTTTTTGGCTAAAAGAAGAAAGCTTCGACAAATTACCATCATAAACCGCAGCAGCATTTTTAAGATTATCCGGTAAAACGGCAGTGATCGAAGATGTTTTTCCAGATCCGCTACCGCCAGCATAAAGAACTCCATATTTCCCTGGATTTCTATTCAGATTTCTCTTGAATGTTTCATTCGCTATTTCTTTTGACACTTGATGTACTGATTCAGCATTTGTGCCATCATAACCTACATCTTTGAATAAGTTTTTATCACTGTCAGCGCTAGAAATCTTACCGTTTTTCTTGATAGATTCTTCGACCATCTCATCAAAGTTTGCGTCAAGTTTAGTTTGTGCTGCTTTTTTTACTTGTGAGCTAGTTGGCACTTCGGCAGCTCCCGCCTTGCTAAAAGACTTTGGCTTGGTTACACTTACATCCGATGGCTTTTCTAGGATTTTTCCTTCTCGGGGTAGGACTGGCTGGGTGGCACTTTTGGTTTCGCGAATAGCTGCTGCACCTTCCTGAATTTTTGCCTTTCTTTCAATAACACCGAGAGAAGTTATTGCTGGTTCACCGACCGTTGCTTTTTTGGCTAATGCTTTTGCGAAGAGAGCTTGAAACGCATCCGCACTTACAAGTTTTTTTCCAAACAAAGCACCAAAGAAAGCAGGATTAGCAGCACCTCCAGATGCAACAATCCAATCAGTTAAACTAACCGCGTTGTTGCTCTGCTTTCGCAAGAATCTTTCACCTATCGCATCCATTACTGCCCGAGACTGCATTGTTTCTATGTTGATGGCAGCCAGATCATCAAATCCTAATTCTTCTGCTTTTCCTGATTGCCATTTCCTTAAACTATTATCTACATTAGTTTTAGCTTGAATTTCTGTACTGGTTTTTGTCGAATCTTTCACAAACTCAGTTTTTACTTTTCTACCATAAAGTCTTTTCAGAGAGTTTATCTCTGGCATTGTAAGTCCTCCTTCTTGAAGACTATTTGCCAGATGTTCAATAAATTTCTTATCTGCCGATGCAGCACCTTTTTTAGCAATCTCTCTTTCTAGGATCAAAAGTTCATTTGCAACTTTAGACAAAATAGGGTCTTGGAATCTGCCAGGAATCGCCTCAAATCCAATATCAGCTTGAGACTTGGATTTTGTAAATCTATCAAAAAGCTTCTTAACTGTGTTCTCGGGAGTGTCAATAATTCCTCTTTCCACAAGCCATTCACCCATTGGTTTACCAGACGACTCAGCAAAAGCCTGTGCCTTAGTAGGAATTGGTTTGTGCATACTCTGGAGAATCCCACCTGACACGGTTGGTTTTGAAGTAGGGATTTTCTGCTTTCCGATTTGGATAAAGCCAGTTTCTTTTACGACTGCTTCGGCTTTTGTGATTGGTCTGAACTCTTTTACAAATTGTTTAAAATCAGCAACAGCACCACTTCCACTTGGACCTCCTGGTGGTGGCAATAAATCATCTCCTAACTTCAATAATTTTTTCTCTGCGGATGATGCAACTGCTTTTGACTTTCCACCTGTCCACAACCAAAGACCAATTTCTGCTGTATTAACAAGACCAGGATGTTTTTCAATAAAATCTTTTATTGGCTCGAATTTTGTTTCTAGGTTTTTCAAATCAGACTCAACAGCTTCTCCGGCTTCTTCTTCTGTCGCTCCTTTTTTAAGATACCACTCAAATTGATCGTTTTTAACATTTTTCATGACTTCACCAGATATGTCTTGTACCGCTGCGCCAAAAGCTCCAATAAGAGGAGAAAAGATTACCTCAGCTGCACCAAGAGCAGCCTCTGTTGCTCCAACAAATTTTCTATTCAAAGCACCTTCATCTTTGGCTCTTCCTGGTTGTGTACCCGCTGGTAACGCTTTCTCAGCAGCGAACGCTTCAAATTCAGGTAAAGCATCAGCACCAGTTTCGTAATAATTATCAGCGTAATCAGGCTGTTTTCTCAAACCTTCGAGTGTGCGCGGTCCGAGAACATCAGTGTTGATCTCTTCTTTCCCTGGTACAAATGGCTTACCAGAATCATCACTTATCAATTCAGCTCCTTTGACTAATCGTTCCTGTCCAGACTTAAAAGATTCAGAAATTCCAGCAGCAGCCTTTTGAAAAATATTCTTTTCTGCGCCAGATTCTATCTGTTTTCTTTGAACCGCTGGCTTCGGTCGTCCAGGAAGTTGCACACCTTCTACAGCGGCTCTTTCATCCAAAGCACCAGATTCTATCACTTCTCTAAGCTGTGTAGCTTGGGGGGTATTAGGATTTGCTTTTGCATCGTCGAGAATTTGTTGTATTGTTGGCATTATGTAGTTGGTTGAATTTTAGGAGCAGCTTCTTCTTTCTGTGGTTCAGACCCAAAGAATTGCGGATTAGATACTGGATAATTATCAACAAAATTATCTGCAAATTCTGTTGGTGTTTCTTCTGTCCCGGTTGCAAGTGATGAGCGTTCTAAATTTGGAATAGCTGACTCAAATATTAAAATAAGTTTGCTTAACTCCTCTTGGAAATCAGCTTCTCCCATACCAATATTTAATTTAGAAGCAGCATTTGTAATAAACCTTAACTCGTTGTCAGACAAAGCTCCGAATGTTGCACCTTGAGATTTTAATTGAACTAAATTGTCTAAAGATAGTTTTGAGATGAAAGCATCAAAAGCTACTTTGAAGTTTCTTGATTCTGAAAACGGTAATGTAAGACCAAATGGTGCGAGAGCAGCAGTAGTTCTTGGATCAATGAGTTCACCACCAAGTCCCGGAATACCAAATGTTGATTTGTCTTTTTTAGCTGCAAGAGCTTTGAAGTTTTTAAGAACTTGAGCTTTCTCTATCAAGTCTTCGGCAAATGTTATCCTCGCTTGGTCTTCGTCGGATGTAGTTGCGCTGGCAAGAGCTTGTTTCGCAAAGTCTTCTGGTGAAATCCCCATCTTGTCGATAGCGGTCCAATCAGCTGCGGCTAGTCCTTCTGTTCCAAACTTTTTATAAAGTGGAATCAATTCTTCTTTAAAGTCAACTGGCTTATTGGCTATAAATACATTTGGGTTAATCCATGCAGAGCTTTGACCATTTGGCTGCATAACTGGCTGCCCTTTAATCCGGTAATCAAGATGACTTCCTGTTTCTGTGTCTCCTGCGCCTGGACGATTACCTTCAATTCCGAATACCGATCCAGTATTCCCCATATATCCTAGAACCATTCCGTCAGTAACAGTTTGACCTTCTGCGAGAAATTCAGGAATTTCACGAAGATGAGAGTACATATGCTGATTTCCTTGTTCGTCTGTAACAATAACTTGATTCCCATATCCATTATCATTGGCAACAGAAGTAACCGTGCCACTCACAAATGCTTGAATAACATCGCCAGTGTTTCCATCAATATCTATGCCCGGAGTTCCAAATTTACCATTTTGCAATAAAGGATTATCACCAGCATTCAAACTAGCAGATCCGTAATTATAAGTAATTTGACCATTCCCTACCTGACTGAATGCTGGAGCGATTGGGTTATTGTTTTCGTCAGTTGCGGCTAAAGTGGCTTTGCCTGTTTTTGGATCGGTAGAGTATAATTTACCGTTAACAGTTGTGAATCCGAGCTTTGTCGGATCTGCGCCAATCCCTATTTCTTCTTGGACCGCCGCACTGAATTGTTCCTGTGTGATCGTACCAGCGTTTAGGAGTCGCTGTAATGCCGCTACCGTTTTATCTGTATCGCTTACTCCGACCTGAGCAATGTCTGCTAGGGTTTTTTGGAGAGTAGCTTCTGCCTGTTGGATTGCTGTTTCGTCTTTGCTCTTTTGAGCTAGGGCGAGAGCTACATTGTCCGAGTGAATTGCTTTGGCGACTGTTGGGTCGAGTCCTTGAGCGACTGCGAAATCGACAAAATCATTCACATCGAATTGAGCGACTGATGAGCCTAGTTGGGTGATTGTTTTTAATGCTTTGTCTGTGGCGTTAGCTGTTAGTTCTTTTTGGAGGTCTTCAAATTGATCTTGCAACGCGAGGACATCTTCAGCACGATCAAATCTTGTTGTTTTTATGGCTTCTGAAAGAGCGTTGACTTTGGCGATGTTTCCGCTCTCAATCGCGTTTAGTCTGTTGATTTCAGGATCGGCGGAGATTGCTTGGGAGAGTAGTTTTTCTCCTCCTGTTTTTGATGCTGCGATGATTCCTGCGGTTGTGGAGGACTGGACACCTTCTCGTCCGCCTTTAGCCTGTAGGAGTGCTCCCTGTCCTCTCTCGATCATCCTGCCAGCTTCACCCTCTTTTGTTCGGATGTCTTCTTCCCTCTTTGCTCTGTTTATTCGGGCTGCTTCTGCTTGAGATTGTGCGTCGGACATTTGAGTCTTTGCGGTCTGTTCGGGTGTTTCTGCGTTGAGTCCACGAATGACGGTTTCGAGTCTTTCTTTTTCTGCTTGTGAGACACCGGGGGCTGAGGCTCGGTTTTGGAGGTCGTTTAATCTAGTTGCGGTGGTTTGAACTGCTACTGGACTCTCTACTATTTCCGCTGCGGATTCAATGGCTGGTTTGTTTAAAAGCGTCCCACTTCTATCACTTATCGCTCCGGTTGTTTTGTTTGTGAAAAACCCTAAACTTCCGAGCAGCTTTTGATCTCCATCTTTTGAGAGTCCAGCAGAGCCTCTGTTGATGGCTCGCTGCTCCTCCGGCGTGAGGAAAATCATCCGCTGTTCTCTCACCGAAGTGAGGGATGATTCTCCTATTCGTGATTGGTATAGATTAAGCATTAAGTTGTTTAAGTCTTGATAATAAAGTTGATTGTGAGGGATGGTTGGAGGTTGTTGTGAGCTGCATCACCTCCTTTTGAATCAGAAGTTATGGCAACATCTCCTGTAACATATGAATAAATTGATTGACCGCCAGAACCACCAATCCCTTTTAGCGTAATATCGTGAGTATGCGATGGCATTTCGTTCTCAGTAAGCTGGTGAGTTTCAGTTCCTTCTGTATCAGCGAGGGCGTGAGCAGTCGCATCCGCTGCATCGCCCGTCCCAGCCCCAATCGGCGTTCTTCCTCTGAAATCAGGCAGGTTGAAAGTTGTCGAGCCGTCGCCGACTCCGTATGTCGTTCCGACGACTGCGAAAAGAGCAGCGTAAGTTGTCCGAGACACCGCAGCAGCGTTTGCGATGAGCCACCCAGTCGGAGCAGATGCGGTTGACCACAGTTTTATTTCACCTGTAATACCGATTGTGCTTGGGATAAAACCATCTTCTATGTCTCCGTCTGCGTTTAGCACTGGCACTTTATTTTCATCTGCTGCTCCGCTACTTGTTTTTACGAGATTCTCTGCCATTAGGGCATATACACCAGCTGTTTGCGCTCCTTGATTTGCTACTGATGCTTTATATACTTTGCCTTGAACTACATTTGTTGCGGTTGGGGTTGGGGTTTCAGAGCCGAGAGTTTCCCACTGAACTGTTGTTGGGTTGTAGTAGGTCATTCCAGTATCATCGACTCCGGCAAAAAGCCAGTCAGATGGTGAGGGGATGTCAGCGTTTCGCGCGGCGACTGTTGCGTAGGTGTTTGGCGCGATTGATATTCCAGCGTCGAAGGTTGGATTTGCTCCGAACTTGATCTTGCAAGATATCTCAGCCAGCAAAGCTCTTTGAAATTCTGTAATAATAATCGGATCCATCGTTGCTGCCACAATCATTCCTGATCTTAATTTAAATGAATAAGTCGAAGAGCCATTATCAACATCATTTCCGGTTGGTTTTAGTCCTCTCGTAACCTCACCAGTCGTTTCAACTCCGATTGTCAGACCGTCGGTAGAAACACCAGAAGCAGGAACGTAGATTCTTTCGACTTTATTATTATCAGGATCGAGAATGTTTAAGAAGAAATTCCCGGTAATTACAGCTCCGTCTTTGTCAACAAAAGCTTTTGTAATCTTAATTCCAAAAGTCGCGGTCGCGGAGACTGTATTGGTCACCGTTGAAACATTAAAAAAATGTCCAATGTTGAAGTCGGTTACGCTTGTGCTGTCAGCCATGATAATTAAGTTAAATTAGATGCTTCAGCCTGTCCTGCTGTTTCGAAGAATATTGTGAATAAGTTTATTACACTTTGAGATTTATCGAAAGAGGTCAATCGTCCTCTGACTCGTAGATATTCACTCATTCCGAGCCTCCGTTGTCCACGAGACGGGATAAGAGAACTTCCATCACCTACGCCCCGCCCACCTACCGCAGCGGCTCCTATTGCGCCACTACCGACTGCTGGCAGTCTTGCCCCGACTCCCGAGGTAGTCCACGAGTATTCAGTATCTGCATTTCCGTTTAGAGCAATCCGACTGGAAAACGACCACTCTTTATCAAAAACATCAATCGAAAAGTCAAATTGTGTTTCGCTTCCAAGTCTACCCGCCATTGAGACCATTTTAGGACTGACGAGGCTTTCACTTGGGGAGTTCCACTCCAAGACAAGTTCGGTGTAAATTTCTAAGTCATTATCAGCCCCGAGGTCGTAGTCGAACTTTGAGACAGAAGTATCGCTTGCGCTGCCAAAGTAGATGTCTTTTCCGTCCTTTAGCCAACAAGAGATATTCTTGGTCCAAACAGCCCATCCTCGAAGTTCTTTGACGAGGTGATAGACCAAAACTTTGTTATTGGTCGAAGAATTATCCCGACATGCGATTAATAATAGTTCGTTGTCATCGTCTTTCACGATTCGTGCTCCTACGAAGGTGTAGTCTTTTGTAAACTCTCTTCCGAGAGGTCTAGAGATTCTGTCATCCACAGCAGAATATGGAGTTTTTGTCAGTCCTCCGCTCGCCATAATCCAAACACCAGATTCGTTGACGTAGATTACGCCTTGGCTGGTTGATGTAGCTTGGCTAGATGCTCCAAAGTCTATATTCTGAAAATCAATCGGAGTATCGAGAACAAGTCCGGTTCCAGAAACATCCACTTGGGTGATTCTGAAGCCAAATTTGCCATCGTCTAGTAGTACCGCAGTCTGTGAGCCAAGTTCTCCAAAAGCCTGTACCTCTCCACCGTCGGGGAAAGTTTGTTTGAAAGGAGAGTCAGGGTCAGTAGCGACCGTCCAATCGGCGGTCAGAGCGAATGGAACTCCTGAAAGTTGATCGACCCTTGAGATATGCACCTCGGAGACATCAGTATCAGTATTACCTGTCCCGAGACGATTTCCACCAATAATCGTAAGTATCTCGCATGCCGGAGCATCTGCAATCTCAGTCCACGAAACAGCTAAAGTCCCATTAGCTTTCGCCGAGCCTGGGGTAGAATTATTATCTGCGATTACCTCGCCGTCCGAAAAAGAACCAGAGAGAATCCTCAGCGTGAGTGTGCCAGTAGTTCCTCCATCAGCGTCAGCAATTATTACCGCTCTCGCCGCACTGGTCGCGCCTGTGAGTATCTTTCCGACAGTGTAATTAGCAGTCTGCGTGTCGTAAGCTAAGGTAGCCTTGAGATACCCGATATTATCGCCATCATTACCATCAGCAACATAAAAATAAGAAGAATATTTTCGACCGTCTGTAACATCAGCTGTGAAATCATCTTTTACGTCGATAGTTGTCCCTGCTATTGTATCACGGACTTTTAGGACTGTGCCATAAGCAAACACCTGATACCCGGGAAACCACGGTTTCAAGAAAGTAAGAGCATCCCCAGCATCCGTCCCGGTCGTTACCTCATATTCCAAATCAGACCCGGGGGCTTTCCTCAGCTCTCCGATTCCAGACTTCCAGTGATTCGTCATTTTGAAGACCGCGTTTTTAATCAGTTTCGCGAAATCCCTTTGATTGAGACCAGAAAGATTAGAGGCAGATTGAATTGTCTCTTTTGGAGGTGCGACATTTGGGAGGGGTGTTGGAAACATTAAAATGAATCTAAATTTAGTGAAGCGTCTTCCTTCTGAACAGCGGAATTACTGATGATGTGTTTTAACTGATTTAGGAATTCTGAGTCGGCTGCGGCGAGCATTCCGTCTTTGCCACGATTCCACAAAGACCAATAGCGGAGAAGTGCTCGTTTAATGAACGCTGCTTTTCTTGATGGAAAAAGAGTCGTAGTCGTTCCATCAGCAGCTTTGACCGTCCTGTAAGGCACGAATACAGCCCATTTTACCGCTGCGGCGATTGAGGGTGGTGTCCAGACAACATTCGCTCCATCCTCGTCAGTTTGCTCGTCAATAAAATAGCCTGAAACGCTTGAGCCTCGATTTGTCTTGTGTGTCGGCACATCCGAGATAGTTCCGTCGCTGTTCGCCTCGAATATCCCAGCACCCATCACGTCCATATCGTAAGCCGTAGCCAGAGGAGTTGGATTTAGCGCGGTTGAGATTGCTGTCGCTGTGAGATACTTCTTTGGATTAGCCTGGATATCTAAATCAAAATAGATGTCTTCGATCTCATTTATAAAATCATCGAATAAGTCGGAGCCCACGTCGCCAGTGGACGTGCGAAAGCTCAAGTCCCTGTCTAGCAGGTCACGGCATTCGGAAATTGTAAGATTACTCATAAATAAAATTTTTGAATGGAAACATGTTTAGGCAAAGTTTTTTCTGCGTTTATTTGGGGGAATAAAAAACTTTGTAGGTTTAATGTGTTTAGTAGGTTGAGGAATTCTGACTTTCTGCGACGGAACTCCGATTTTGATTATCGGAGCATTCGCACCGACTCGGATGTGAGGAGCTTTCGCCCCGACTTTGATTCTGAGGGGCATTTTTATTGTTTAAGGGCTTCACGAGGAAGGTCTATGTCTGAAACTCCGAGGACTGCTTTGATTTGGATTAGGCTTGTGTTCATCAGCTTCATTTCTCCTATGATTCCGCTTAATGTTGTTTCCAGTGATGTTATTCTTGAATCTTGAGTTTCATCTCTTGCATCACTCATAGCTTTTGCCGTTGCAGCTTTCCATGTAACCCCACAGACAAACAACAATGATATACAGACCGTCGCAACGGTGATTTTTAAAATGTGATGTCTGATTGTTTCACTCATTTTTTTGGGAAAGCGTAAGACCAGAGAGCGAGACCAGCAACAATGAGACTAGCGATTGCACCACCGAAAGCAGTCAGCAAGTCAGTTAAAACCGGAATATCTATTCCGATGCTTGGGAGGAAGAAAGCTAAAGTGCTGACGATTCCTACCCAGATTCTCCTTTGACCGAGAAGTGTGATGATTTTATCCATAATAATAGGGGGTTAAAGTTGATTAAATAAATAATTATTTACGAGGTCTTTTACGTTTCCTCCACCTTCCAGCACCACATTTACATCAGCTCCGAAGGCGAGAAGTGCGTAGTATTCGTCCAGTTTGAGGACTTCTACCCTCTCGTTCTTCCTTATTTTGTTAGCGAGTGGTTTAAGATGTTCTTTCAATCTTTTCAATTCGTCGCCATTCTCCCACTTTAAGACCGTGAGGGTGTTTTTAACGCTCTGTGAGCTGACGACTTGGTCAGAGATGATATTGTCCACTCCGTTCTCTGCGAGTACTTCCACGCTGGCTACTGTGCCACCGAGAGCCGTCACTGCGGTGAGGACGCTTGTCGTGATTTTAGTTTTGAGATCCATTAGTTGTCTAATTGTGTCCAAGAAGTTGCATTGCAGCCGTAGAAATGAGTATCAGAGCTGTCGTAATATTGCATTCCTGCTGTGGTTGCAGAGCAAGCGTATGGCGCACCGCTTGATGGGACTGGTTTCAGTCCGTAGCTGTCCATATAAAGATAAGAACCACCACCTGAAATACTAACTAAGTTTTCTATAGGTTTTTGTCCAACCCAATTATTGCTTCGTCTTCTTTTAATGGCTATATAACTTCTAGCGTCTGTATCTGCAAAAGCTGTACTGTCAATTTCTTCATTACATTGTCCTCTATCAACTGGATTCATAAAGTTTATAGAACCTGATTGTTTAAATCCATCTGTTGTGTCTGTTACACCAGGTAAAGCTACCCAAGTATCATCTCCAGTACAATAATAATATTCAGCATTTATATTTCTTTGGCTCTCAGTTGAAATATCAAAAGCCATATTTGTAAACTCTGTGCTTGTAGCACTTGCCATATATATAATTGAATTATCATATTCAAATAAAGTTATATTTGTTCCTGTCGAATTAAAAGCAGTTGTTGAATCAATAGTTGTTCCATCACCATTATCATAATAAGCTCTTTCTAAATCGTTTGGATTACCTGAATGAATTATATGACTTGTTAAAGGAAAATTATTTATGTGCATTATAT